GATCCCCTCATGACCGACCCTGGCAACGGCAACTTCACTCTCAATCCTCATTCACCCTGTGTCAATGCAGGGACGGATGTGAGTCTGACAGAGGATTATCTGGGCTTAAAAATCCGTCATGCTCCTGACATCGGGGCATACGAAAACCAAACGAATGCGATATTCCATCAAGCATTATTGATAATGAGAGTGCTTGAAGAAGAGAAAAGATTAAGACAATAAATAGGAGGCAACGATGGCACATCCATATTATGACGTGAGTGCTGATACATATGCAACTCAGATATCTTATGATGGGAATAATCGACAACAGTACATCGGTGAGACACTCCCAAAACGTCAGCTACAGACAGGCAAGGGGGTGTGGAGGATTAAGCGGATATTTTATGACGGCGCAACAGCGAGAATTCTCTATATCCGATGGGCGAACGCAAGCTCTAAGTTCAACTTCGTTTGGGATGACAGAGCAACATATACATACTGATGGTTGATGTCGGTGAAAAGGCTTGCGAGAGGTGCAGGAGTGGAATGATTATAGTGCCTGCTTGCCCGAAGTTATATCACAAAGGATGGGCGACAATGCTCAAATGTGTAAGCTGTGGGGCTAGGGAGGGATACAAGAAGATAGATCCTCGCACGGCACGGCGGGTAGTAAAAAAAAGAGGATGCGGATGTTGAGACTCTATCCGCAGAGGAGTAGGCCATGAGGATAGAAGATATAACGGCAGAGGCGCTTACCAAGGTTCCGAAAGAGAAACTCTATGAACTACGGTTGCGTTTCATGCAGTTCTATGGCAAGAACTTTGAAAATAAAGCCACACAAAAAGCAGACACAATCACACGGTCTGGCCTGCTCGAAAGATATCGACTACTACTAAAAGAGCTTCATGGTCGTGGTTTGAAAGTGTCACGAGGGACGGCATTGGATCAATCAGTATTCCGTAAGGCGATGTTTGGGCTAGATATCAAGAGTCTTGGTGAGAAGGTTGTCATCAAAGACTGTGTAACGATAAGTGGGCCATTTGTTGATAGCCCTGTTGATGCCGAGAGTGTTAATGTAATGGTAAAGGATGCTGATGATGATCTGATAGAGTCAATATTGAAGGATGTACTCAGTGGTGAGATATGCAAAGAAGTTAATTTCGATCCCGACCCGGATTCGCTGAGAAAAACAGAAATCCCTCTCTATGACCTAGTATTGAGACCGAAAGAGTCTTTGCGACGTATCGAAATATCAAAACCGGAAGTGACGGAGCAATATGTCCGTATCCCGATTGGTTCTGTGTGTGAAATAACGGCAACGATTGACATATCAACGGAAAAAGGAATTAAAGCTCTTTATTGTGGCAAAGAAAAGCGTATCAGGACGTATCTTTTCGATAAAAACAAATGGACAATGGCGGAGGCAAAGAAATGGATCGCAGAACAGGCGTTTAAGAAACCGGCAAAGAAAGAGGTGTTTAATTGTGAGTGTTTGGAATGTGGCCATACGATAGAGACAGAGGAGCATTGTAAAGATCTTGAATGCCCGAAATGTGGGGGGAAGATGCGGAGAAAAGAACGTCCAGGGCCGGGACAGAAATCGGCCGCCATTGATGTAACCAAGGGTCTTTCACCAGCCCAACGAAAGGAATGTGATGAAGAAACGGCGCGAATAAAAGAGAATGCCAAACGACCGGAAGCTGAAAAACCACATCAATTTAGAGCAGCTAAATATACGCATCCAAATGGACACCCACGCTGTCTGACATGTGGCGATGAACAACCAGTTGGCAATGTATGCAATATGCCAAAAAGCTGGTATAATAAAAATGAATGGGATGATGAAAAGGCGTGGAAAGAAGAGCGTGCCAAATTACGTCAGAAAGGCGTGATAAAATCCGATTGGTTTTTTAAATTCTATAAACAGAATAAAAGGAAGCAGATCGTAGGTGGGATTGTCTATGAGCCGGATGCGGTGGATACGCAGGGCGATTATGCTGATGCTGAGGAAATACAGAAGGCAATGTATGATTTTATGGAGAAATATGCAAAGAACTCCAAGCGCATCAAGATCGGACACAAAGGGGCGACTCACACCTTCCCGATAATGGAATGTTTTCAGCCAGAGCATGATATACAGCGTGGCGGCCAGACGGTCAAAAAAGGTGCCTGGTGGTTGATGTTGAAAGTGACGGATAAGGCTGTGTGGGATGATATTGAGAAAGGTAAGATCAATGGTTTTTCAATGGGGGGATCGGCAGCAAGTGAAAATAATTCTTGACATTGAACGATATTTCATTTTATTCTGAAATAGAAAGCAGATCGTAAGATTTGAGAGCTTGGAGATAGTGGTCAGATGTTTCCATGCTGACGCCTAGCGTTCAAGGCTCGCAAATGCTTCGCGGGTCTTGAGAATGCCAACCCTGGGCTAGGGGGGATTCCAAAACAATAAATTCAGTTTCGAGGAATAGCTGAATGAAAAAACCAAGAAAGCTGAAAGACATCGACATAGAGGAAATCTCTGTTGTCGAATCTGGAGCAAACCGTAAAAAATTCTATATCAAGAAGGAGAAGAAAATGGAGAAGTTCCTAGAATTACTAAAGGGTTTGTTCGGGGAAGAAGGGTTGGCTGAGGAAGACATTGCAAAGGCCAAGAAGTTGTCCGATGAAGAGGTCGAGGCAATTACCGGCGCTATGAATGCCATCGCAGTTTACAGTGATTCTTTTCCTCCGGAATTTCTAAAAGCTCAGCTTACACTGCTTAAACAGGCAAGTTGTGGCCGAGTTGTAGAAAAAACCGAATTGACGGAAGAGGATTACTCAAAATATCTCATCGAAAATATCGAGAAAGTTGGCGCATCGCTGTCTAAGGCGACGAGAGCGCAGATTGAACGGATCCGAGATATATGTGCAAAGATGTTGGAATCAAAAACAGAGAAGAAGAAAAAGAAAGAGGATGAAGAAGAAAAATTATCGAATGAAACACTCGATAAGCTGGATAAGCTAACTCGAATGGAGAAAGAAGAGGCCGAGAGAGTCAAAAAAGAGACAGATGAGAAAAGTGAAGAGGATACCAAAAAACTCATCAAAGATACGATGGAAGAGCTGCTTGAACCGATTCTACCATTGCTGAAGGAGAAAGGGAAAACGCAGAAACTCAAAGACCAGGACAAAGATGATGTGAAAAAGGATGATAAAGTAGAGGACGATTTTCCGTCGATTCAATTTTTCGGATAAACGAAATAACAGGAGAAGCGAAATGAAAACATCAAAAGACCTGCTTAGTAGGTTCAAAGTCAATAAAGACTACAATCTGATTTCGATGCCGGAAATAGAACTGCCACCGCAAGAAGCTGATAAATTCCTCGACTGCCTCATTGATGAATCGGTGATGAAAAACTATGCCAGAATCGAGCGCATGGGTCAGCCACAGAAGTATATCCGACACATTGGTTTTGGTGACGAAGACTTCTTATATCCTGCCGAAGCCTTCAATGAGTCGAAATACAAAAAGCAGTGGACACAGAACCGCATCCGCCTGAGCACGGAGAAGGCAAGAGGTGCATTCCCGATCTTCGATGATGACATCGAGGACATTAAACACGTAGAGAATGAGGCAACATTCAAGGCTCATCTCATAAAACTAGTGACAGCAAAGATTGCAAACCAGCTTGAAGATGTAGCATACATGGCAGACACACATGGTCTAAATAGCTTTGCAGCTGATAATCTGCGCAGTAAATTCGATGGTTGGCGTTACCAGATCAATCACAGTGCGGACGGAGAGGATTATTACAATGAGGTCTGTGGGGCTGCCGACATCAAGGATGCATGTCTCTGTGAGAGTGGAGCGAGCTGTGATGATGAGGCAGAAGACGCGGATGCCGATTTCAAATTTGCTGGCAGTATTGCCGAACAGGATACAAATGCACCGTACAATTGGGAATTCAAGTATCATCAGATGATCAAGAATATGCCATCAAAATACAAAACAGGTGGACTCGGTAACTTTGTCTTTCTCAATAGCGACCTAGTGACACAGGATTATCTAGAAGCACTCAGTGCCAGGCCTACAACTCTTGGAGACGACATCTTCTCAGGCAAAGTTCCTCCCCAGTATGGAAAAGTACCTATTATCGATGTGCCGCTCATGCCAACAACCCTTGGTCAAGATGCCGACGGTACCTACGGATTAGTTGATAGTGGAAACTACACAGATGTACTGCTCACACGGAAAGGCAATCTCATTATAGGACTTCAGCGCAAAATCACTGTAGAGACTTGGAGGGTGCCGCCTGATGATGCAACCTATTTCTTCTACACCATCCGCATGGATTATGCAATCGAAAACGTAAATGCGATCGTATTCCTGAGATGCTTGACACATAGATGCTAAAATGCCAGGACTCAAAGCGACAGTAATAAATTACGGAAGATCACAATATTTTCCGACCTGTATGGGTAATATCTATCTCGAGTGTAATCGAATTCATGATGATATTAAAAATCGTCAGGCATTAGACGAACTCTCAAAATGGCCATATGTCGATGTAGTGGTTTCAGAGAAGGTGGTTGCTAAGCCTCGAATCGATTATTCACACTTCGGCATAAACGCTTTGAGGAAGATGGCCGCACAGGTAGGGATAAAGGGCAACTTCACGATGAAGAAGTCCTTGCTAATCAAAAGATTGGAGGAAAAAGATGGAATTTCCACATGCTGACATAAACGATCATCAAAAAGAGCTATTTATCAGAGATGTTGAATTTCTGAATTACCACATAAATCACGATAAGTGGGACTGGTGGAGGATGTTCGACATCATCGGCGCACACAGATTTGAAGAAGACTTCTGTTGCTTCGACAGTGATTGCTGGACAATAACTACGACCGAAGCAGGACAAGGTGATGCGACAGAGGCATGTACCGATATGGTCAACGGAGTGCTTCTAGTCACAAACGATAGTGCCAGCGGTGATATGGATCAGCTCGTTTACGGCTGTGAATGCTGGAAACTTGTTGACAATTATCCACTCTATGCAGAAATACGATTCAAGATCGATGACCCAGACGCAGCCTCATTCTGGTTTGGCCTTGTAACTGGCGGCGTATGGTTCACAAATCCCGATGACTACATGGTGTTCTATATTGAGGATGCTGATGATGACATTCTCTTTGCTACGGCAAAAAATGGAACGGCCACCTCGGTAGATACGACAGAGGATCTGGGAGATTTGACCTGGATAAGACTTGGATTTCATTACGATGGTGCCGGGACGGTACATTGGTTCGTATTCCGTGATAGCGATGAATATTGTCTTGCTACCGGAAGCTGGACTACAAATATCCCTGATGATGTAGAAATGCACATCGGTTTTGGATTAAGAAATGATGAAGCCGCTGCAAAACACTTATGGGTTGACTATATCAAATGTGCACAGAAAAGGGTGATCGAATAAGCACACCTAAGAGATAACAAAAGATGCGAAATCAGGGGGAGTCAAGACAGCTTATCTTTCTATTAACGAAAGGAACCTCCCCCGGGGCTTGTCTGACTCCCCTTTTTTATTATGCGCATGAAGGAGGTGTGTTATCGGAAATTACATAAACCCTGAAAATGTAACCTCATGGCCGTCCGGCACAACGGATGCCGATAAAATTGCGGCAATAGCTTTTGCCGAACAATTAATTGAAAAGATCCTGGGTCGACATTTCTATGTCAAGGCATTCGATATAGAGATCAATGGGAATGGCAAAAATCGCTTGACGCTTCCCCTGAGAGCCGATATTGTGACCGTTACAAATGTCTATATTTGTGGCATCGAGCTTGATACGAGCTGGTATGCTTATGATGAGAATTCTATCTATATCGACCTCTGTGCCTCCGCGACTGCCGTTGCTGCTGCTGGCTACTGGTCAGAGCTTGCCTATCGGTCTGGTGAAAGTGCTAATTTAGGACTTTTCCCACGTGGCTATAATAACATCCGAATCGTCGGCACCTATGGTGAGGAGGTGCCAGAACCGATCAAACAGGCAATCATCTGGCTTACAGATGCGGTAAATGATGGGACGATCGAGACAAAGGGTGGATATGTGAGTGAGAAAATTGGTGATTACAGCTATAAACTAGGTGCTGCCGGATATGCAAAAGATGGTATTTATACCGGAATCCCATCGGTTGACAAAATTCTGCGCCACTATCTGAAGCAGAGGAAGCCGGTAATTCTAGCATCGTGAAGAAACCAACTCTTTTTGCATCCGAGCGGTTTCGAAATCGCTGGCTATGGGAGGTGTTGCCGGATGGAGCATGGAAAAATAAGCCATGTTTTATCGTCGGAGGAGGGCCTAGTCTCAAGGGCTTTGACTGGACAATGTTGAAAGGCTATAGGACGATTGGTGTCAATCGAGCTTTTGAGCGATTTGAACCGACTATAATCTTCTCGATGGATACACGATTTTTGAACTGGGTGATGAATGACAAATATACACTAGTCAAAGATGGGGCAGAGACAAAGGCGAAATTTATGGCCTCAAAAGCCTATAAAGTTTGGCTCTGCACATATACGATAGGTCTTCCCAAGGGCTTCTTCATCGTTCATGTTGCAACTAGCTATTTCTACGGATTGAGAAACTTTTCATTATCATCAATGCAAGAGGGCATCTGTCACGGAGATAACTCCGGTTATGCGGCTCTTAATCTAGCTGTATGCTTAGGGGCCAATCCTATCTATCTGCTCGGATTCGACTGTAAGCATGAAAACGGCAGAAGCCACTGGCACGAGGGGCATGTAATGGGACAGAAAAGAAAGGATGCAGAGAAATGGGCGTCACGCTTCGAAATTGCTGCCAAGATATTGGCTCCGACCGAATTCCGGGTCGTGAATTTGAATCCGGACTCAGCACTTGAGTGCTTTGAGAAAATGTCACCTGAGAGGGTATTACATTGAGAGCCGGTAAAATTTGGGGAGAAACGACAGAATTTTTTAGAAACGCATTAGTATCAGCCCATCACTTGGATATAAAAAAAGGTGGATATTGTTCTAAACATTCTCACAAACATAAATATAATCTTTTTTATGTAATCTCTGGATTGTTAAAAATAACAATCTGGCATGGAAATGATGAAGATATAACTGTGATCAGACCAGGGCAATGCACTGCCGTCTCCCCAGGATTTTTTCACAAATTCGAAGCACTTGAGGATACGGTCTGTATAGAGATTTATCAAGTTTTCCTTGAAGATCCAGACATAGAACGAGAGACGATTGGAGGGATGAAATCAAAATCGTAATCTACAGTAAAACAGCTCTAGCTGGTGCTCCGTGGGAGCTTTTCAAGGCATTACAGAAATATACAGCCCACGATATTACGCTCATAAATGAGACAATTAAATATCGTGATGGACGAGTATTCCCGCATGATTTGCTTTATTTTTCAAGTACTGGAATCGCTATGGACCGTTTAAAAGGGGCCGATATCTGGCATATACACAATTATTTGACTCCATCTTTGGTAGGGATGAATAAGAAGCCTCCTACGATAGCACAATTTCATTCACTGCCTAGGCTGGGGAATTGGCAGCAATTGATGAAATTTGCCGATAAATGCTACACGATTAGCCAGCCACTACAAGAGAAAGAATACAGTCTGCCGTCGCTTCCGAATATGATTGATCCAGATGAATATTATCCGGTAAAAAAGAATACGAAAATCTCTATCGCATTTGCACCAACAACTCGCTTCCCGACAAGTATGGTGAACAGCAAGGGCTATCATGAAGTCAGGCATATCCTTGATTCCGTGGCATCGAAACGTGATGTAGAAATTGTCTGGATAGAGGGGATGCCATATGAGCAGAATTTGAAGATGAAGGCTCGGAGTCATATCATAATTGATGATGTAGTTACTGGTAACTGGCATCGTACATCACTCGAGGGAGCCTGTTTCGGCTGTGTCATTTTAAATAAAATACGTAAAGAACCATTCGCATACGCAAATCTAAAGACATTAGAGCAACAATTATTATGGCTAATTGATAATCCGAAGACGATAGAGAGGATAGGTGAAATGTCTAGGTTGTGGGTATTGCAAGAATGGCATCCCATTGAATGTGTGAAGAAGTATACAAAAGTATATCACGAGGTAATTTAATGCACGTAACGGTTGTAATCCCAACGCTTGACCGCTGGTCATTATTACAAAAAACCGTAGAATCCATCCATTCCAATACGTACAAAGATGTATCGGTATTAATTATCGTTGATGGCAATCAAGAATTATTGCAATTAGCTAAGAGTCTATCGGCTGAGGTGCTATTTAATGAGGAGCGTCGAGATTGGGTTTGGAGTATGAATCGTGCCTTGCGATATAAACGAGAGGGGGCTGTTATTTATGCAAGTGATGACCTTGAGTTCGATCCACGCTGTATTGAGATTGCCGTTAATCGATTAGAGGAAAAGATGCCTAATACAGATGGACTCATAGCAATAAAACAAAGTGTCGTCGGCTGTAGTACAGCATTTGGGTTATTAGGACATCGGTTCATTGAACGATTTCCCGATCGAGCTGTTTTCTGTCCGGATTATGTGCATTATGGAAGTGACTCTGAACTGGGGCGATTTGCGCATAGTATCAATCGACTCCATATCTGTGATGAAGCACGGGTCAAGCACCACCGGTTACAAGACACTACCTATCGTACGGCAAAACCGATGGAGATTCAGGATTTTCATTATATTGACATACGCAGAGAGGCGGGATTATTATGGGGCCGGGACTTTAAATTACTGCGAAAGGAGTCATAATGCATGTTGATGTGATTATCCCTACAATCGGGCGACCTGCTGCATTGGAGAAAAACGTTAAGAGCTTATTGAATAATACGCACAAAGACCTGACTATCTTTGTTGTTATTGACAATGATCCAAAATTATTGCCCCTTGTAACTCAATGGCCAGTAGCTATTATTTATAACAGTACGCGTCGAGATTGGCCGTATTCAATTAATCGTGGATTACAATATGCGCAGGGTGATGCTGTTTTATATGCAGTAGATGATCTGGAATTTCCCCCCACAATGATAGATGAGCTTGTGAAAGCAATGGATGTGCATTTTCCAGACGGTGACGGACTCATCGGCATGAAACAGAAGCCAACAGCCGTGCAGGGGGCTATCGGACTGATGGGTCGGAAATTCATTAACCACTTTCCCCGCAGGCATACATTCTGTCCAGATTTCATACATTTTAGCTGTGATTTTGAGATCGGGCGGTATGCAAGAGTAAACAACAAATTTTTTTACGTCGAATCGTCAACGCTCTTGCACCATCATAAAAGAGATAAAACAAATGCATTAGTACAAAAAACCAAACTCCGTGATAGGGGGATAATGTCACAACGTAGAACCAAAGGCCTGATTTGGGGTACGACATTCGATCTAGTTACAGAAGGAAGATGGGCGGATAAATGATAAAAAGCATAGTAGTGCCAAAAAATCATGGACAAAAATATTATGATTTACATTATCTGTTTTTTATTAACCTGGCCAAGGCCGTCGGTATAACAGTAGAGTATAAAGATTTTGAACATGATTATTTAGAGGCACAGGCTGATGGCAAGCGAATACTTATCGATTATGGCGATCATACATGGCTACCGGAAAATATAGATGAGTATGACATTGTTTTTAAATTCCATTATTCAAAATATACACATGTCAAGACACCGCATTTATACCCATTGACACCGATAAGTTTTTACGATTGGGATGAATATGAACATCTTCAACAGGAGATAACATATACAGTGGAAAGCAATATGGTACTCAATAATCAAACCCCTGGAGCAGGTGCTAAAGAGCGGCGTGAGAAGGTGCAGTCAATGCTTGAAGAGGAGTATGGTGAGAATTTTGACAAAACAATAACCAGTAAACAGGAGTTTTGGAATAAAATCAACAACTGTCTTGTGAGTGTATGCGTTCCTGGTGCGCGTAATGATATGCTTGATCGTGGACAATTTCAATATTGGGCATTCGGCGCCTGTACGATATCACCTCGTTTAGACCTAAGATTACCTCATTGGAGAGAGCCGATGCCGGGGCTGCATTATGTGGAGTGTGCTGATGATTATTCGGATTTAATAGAGAAAATTGAATGGTGTCGCAAGCATCGTGCCGAGTGTAAATTTATTGGAGCGGCCGCTAAAAAAATGTTTCTATATTCTTGCACACCAGAGTGTATATGGACATGGATTAATGCATGTCTTTTAAATGAGGAGGAGTTATGGAAAAATTCAGTAAAATAGCATGGAATAAAAATCTTGATTTATCCACAGTGCCAGAGGGTATGATAGTTACCGGCGTGCCATTGAGACATCCAATTTTCAAGCTACCATTTGAGCGAGCTATGACAATGTGTCGTAGTGATTGGCATAACTGGGAGCAGGTAAACAAGATGCTAGATCGTGGGCTAGAGCTGCCGGTTTATTATTGCCTCAAATGCAATCAGATCGAAGAGGGTAAATTCCGATTATTTGCAGCACAGATATTTGGCAAAAAGAAAGCCAATATTATGACTTGGGGTGATTGCCGCCGAGTGCTTAAAAAGGAAATGCAGACAATTGAAAATAAGATCGTTTCCGGGGAGATTGGCTTCTGATGAAACTGCCTGAATTCCTGATAATCGGCACTCCACGTGGAGGCACCAGTACACTTTTCCATATGCTTTGTCAAATCCCAGGACTTTGGGGGCAGCCGATAAAGGAACTGCATTATTTTAATCAGCATTTTGAAAAGGGTGTCGCATGGTATGGGGAACAATTTAAGCAAGCTCCGAAAGACGCGGTGATATTTGAAGCAACGCCATTCTATCTAGCAAGCCCAGATGTACCGAGTCGAGTTAAGGATCTCTTGCCTGATATTAATTTAGTAGTATTGTTACGAGAGCCAGTCACCCGTTGTGTCAGCCATTATTGGTGGAATCAGGATAAATTCGGCAGCGATCCCGAAGTACTTATCGACAGCAGTCATCATTGTGTCAAACAAGGCTATTATGCCAAGCATCTAGAACGGTGGTTTGAATTCTTTGAGCGAGATCGGTTCCTCATAATTGCAAGTGAGGATTTTTTTGATAAGCCGATTCCACTCACCAGGCTTGTTGCAATGCGTGCCGGCATCAGTCATGAGGTTGCACATAAAACAATATTCGAAAAAACTTATTACGACCCCCTCGCATGGCGTAAAGCTAAATATGGCTCCCCGATGGTAAGTAAAGAGGTACGGAGATGGCTGCGGCTACATTACAAATCACATAATAAACGGCTGGCGAAATTATTGTCATCATCGCTAATAACCGAGCACTGGAAGGATATGGAATGAAAATCTTAGTGACAGGCAGCAAGGGTACGATCGGGACTCCCCTTGTAGAGGAGTTATCAAAAAGAGGACATGAAGTCTGGCAGTGTGATCTCTCACATCATAGAGATCTGAATTACATAAGAGCAGATGTGTCAAAATATAGGCAATTAGAGCGTGTATTCGAGGCGACTGATTATGATGTTGTTTATCATCTAGCAGCAGAGTTTGGTCGGATTAATGGTGAGGAATATTACGAGAATTTGTGGCAGACGAATGTAATCGGTATGAGAAATATCCTTGAATGGCAGAAGCGAAAGGGATTCAAATTGATATTCACAAGCTCGTCTGAAATCTATGGCGGTGACAACGAATCTCTTCTCTCCGAAGATCTCCCACTCCAGGTGCCTATTATCCAAAAAAATGATTATGCTGTTACGAAATGGGTCAATGAAATACAAATAATGAATTTTGAGAAACGATATAAAAATAAATGTGTACGGTTGCGGCTTTTTAATACCTATGGACCTGGAGAATATTATCATAACTATCGAAGTGTTATTTGTCTATTCTGTTACAGAGCACTTTTTGATATTCCATATCAAGTTTATTTAGGTTATCACAGGACATTTATGTATATTGACGATGCTACGCCTACAATAGCGACTGTATGCGAAAGATTTTCACCTGGAGAAGTATATAATATCGGAGGTCAAGCATTTCGTAGTGTAGAAGAAGCGAATGCTATCGTCTTGGATTATCTAGGAAAGGATCACGGATTAATTAACTATCAATCGGAGGACAAACATAATGTCTTGGATAAACGAGCTGATATCAAAAAAGCCAGAGGAGAACTTGGCCACAATCCGACAATGCCGCTGGAAGAGGGGATACCAAAAACAATCGATTGGATGAAGGAGGTTTACGAATGTCGGTAAAAGATCCTAAAAATCTAATGCCTAAATATATGAGTACTGATGGACGCCCACATATTAATATGACAGCATTTAAATTTGTTGAAAAAATCATTACTCCGGAGACAGTAATGCTGGAAACAGGAGCAGGTAGTTCTACCGTATGGTTTGCAGAACGTGTTAAAAGTATCATCTCATTCGAGACTAATCGAGACTGGTATCATCTCGTCTATCACATCCTTGCAGAGAAGGAATTAAAAAACGTAGATCTCAGGTTTGATCCCACATACCCGACACAGGGGCCGACAAAAATCAAGGGGCCATTCGATCTTGCTTTCATTGATGGCCGTGGTCGAGTCCTGAGTCTCATACGTATAGCTCCGCATATAAAACAGGGAGGATACATTGTCTTAGACGATGCACAGCGTTGGGAATATTCTTATGCTAAGCCCTATTTTAAAGAAGCCGGATGGAAGGTACAAGATTTTATAATGCCGGAAAAAGCGATGGTAACAGTTTGGAGGCGGCCATTGTGAGAAAGGTTATCGTTTTGCCTATGAAGTATCATCAGATACGGACAGTCTATACAGACTCTTTTTCCGTTCTGTTCAATCGACTTTGCGATGAGTTTGGATTTGATTTTATCTTCGCCGATTCGCTAAAAGGCATTGCCGCCGATCTATATCTAATACAGGCAGGGGTTCATGGCAAGGATTTGATTAAAGAATCAACCGACCTTCCAGCTAATGTAAAGGTAATCCTTTATCTCGATGGTTTGCACGCATTATCTCGTACCGATAATCTTGCGATTCCAGCATTCAAGCGAGCCGATTATTTATTGAGCTGTGGCGCAGGAGATGGATTCAGAAAAAAATGGCCAGAATTTCTAAATAAGGCAGAGGTTTCCCCTACCTTTTTTGCTCCTCATGAGCGATATGTGGGACTAGAGTTTAATGACCATCCCTTATTACGGTGCCTGCTTTGTGGCAATACATCAAAATGGTATTATCTCAGGCATATTATTGCAAGCACGGTTTTAATGGATGATAATAAAGCACGGTCAATCGATATTATGAGACATCCAAGATGGGGGACCCCACGTGGAGAATCATCAAAAATAATAGAGGGTGTTATGGGCGATGCTTATGCACGAGTTCTAAATAAATACCTCTGCTCTGTTGTAGGACTTGCCAAGTCACGTGCACCGTTAGCAAAATATTACGAAATAGCAGCAGCGGGCTCACTTCTGCTGGCCGAGGATTCCGCTGATGTCAGAGAGGCGGGATTTGTAGCAGGTAAAAATTATGTCTCTGTAAATAGAGATAACGTATTCGATAAGATAAACCAATGCCTTGATAATCCAGAGGCATACAGAAATATTCGCTATGAAGGGATGAAATTTGTAAGAGAAAACCACAGTGTTGAGAATCGAGTCAAGAGGATTGGGGAAATTTTAGAGATATTATAGTGAATAAAATCCTTTTCATATCCGCCCATACCGATGATGCCGAAATGGGCTGCGGTGGCAGTATCGCCCGATATGTCGAAAAGGGTAACGATGTTTATATTACAGCGTTTTCGATTGCAGAAGAATCCGTACCGGAGGGATTGTCTAGAGATATACTGCTGAATGAATCGCGGGCTGCATCGAAAGTGCTTGGCATTGACCCAAAAAATCTATTCATCTATAAATATCCTGTCAGAAAATTCACGCAATTCAGACAAGAGATACTTGAAGATCTAGTGACTCTCAATGATCTAATTCAACCTGATTTAGTTTTCATTCCCTCGAAATACGATACACATCAGGATCATTCCGTTATTGCGGCAGAGGGTTTCCGAGCATTCAAATATACATCGATTCTAGGCTATGAGATAATCTGGAATAACATCGCTTTTGAATCGACGGCGTTCATTTCGCTCAAAGAAAGGCATATTGAAAAAAAACTGGATGCTTTGAAGTGTTACAAATCGCAGGCGCTCAGATTAAAGCGACTCGGAAGAATTCCAGTTGAGTCGAGCCATATCAAGGCACTTGCAAAAGTCAGGGGCAGCCAAATTACGACGGAATATGCCGAGGCATTCAATATAATACGATGGATGATAAAATAGTGATCGAACATATGGACAGATATTACAACGAGGGATCTACGTATAAATGCTGGGGGGATAAAGAGGTGCAGCGGTTGAGGTTTAGTATTCTTTCTGAAATCGGTGACCTGAATAATAAGAGCATCTTAGATGTTGGATGCGGACTAGGGGAATTTTACAATTTCTGTAAAGAATGCAGGATAATTTTCGGAGAGTATGTCGGCATCGATATTAACCCTGGGATTGTCAAGCAGGTTAATAGGCAATCTCCAGAATTAAACATCTCATGTATAGATATAAAAGAAAGCACTCTTGCAGATAAGGCGTTTGATTTTGTTATTGCCTCCGGACTCTTCAATTTTGAGTGTGCAGATTGGGACGATCGAACTCAGGCTATAATAGAGAGATGCTTTAAAATATCCAGAATTGGTATGGCGGTGAATTTCCTGAGATTCAGAGAAGAAAACAGAAATCCCGCAGCTCATTATGTGAAATATCAAGATATCTTGAGGATCATTGAGCCCCTTACCGATAGACATATATTGAGGAGTGATTATAAAAAGAATGATTTTACGGTTTATCTCTATAATAAGCAGTTGAAATGAAAAAGAAAGTGATATTTTTCGGCCATAATTCATTCGGAATTCATGTGTTGAAATATTTGTTGAGAAAGAAATATGAGGTTCCCGTTATCATGGTCCCCCCGAATTCAGATAGAGAGAAAATCAATGAAATAAAAAGCATTTGTCCTGATTCCGATATCATTGAAAGTCGCAAATTTACAGCACAAGAATTAGCGGAGAAGATCAAAGAGAATGGAGATTGTGTGCTTTTAAGCTGTTCTTATAAAGCACTTATTCCCAGGGAGGTTGTGCGCTTAGGGATAATAAATATTCACGGCGCGCTTTTACCCGAATGGCGTGGTGCTAATATGCTGAATTGGGTGATAATAAAGGGATGCAAAAAAAGTGGTGTCACCCTGCATTATATGGAAGAGACTCTGGATTCTGGAGACATTATCGATATAATTGAATATCCATTATATCCCGACGACACCATAGGAATGGTAAGAAAAAGAATGTTTGAAAAAACTACAGAATTATTAGATCGATGCTGGGAGTCATTACTGAGGGGGGAATTAACAGCTAGGAAACAAGATCATAGGCTTGCACGATATTATCCGTCACGATCCCCGGCTGATGGGCGGATCAACTGGCGATTAAATGCTATTGATATTTATAATTTAGTTAAAGCTTTAGTTTATCCCTATCCCGGTGCGTTCTGTTTTTATAAAGGTCAGAGAATCATCATTGAAGAGACAAGTGTAGAAATAGATAATAAGCCTCATTTCCGCCCTGGGAAAATCTCGGCAGTCGATAAGGATGGACATATTAAAATAACTACAGGTTATAATCTGTTAGTGATAAAGAGGGTTCGAGATAAAGAGGCTTTTGATAGGCTGAAATTGCATGAAGGAGACCGACTTGATTAACGTACTCTTGACGGCAGTCGGCTGTCCTGGCGGTCCTTCGTTGATTCGGGGATTAAAAGAAGATTCTCACATCAGGATTGTCGGAACGGACATGCAGCGGGATATCCCTGCGAGATATCTGGTCGATAAATTCTATCCTGTTTCCCCTGGACGATCTCGTTATTATATTGAAAGGATGTTAGAGATTGTAGTAAAGGAAAAGATTGATGTCATTTTACCATTAGCTACATTTGAGCTGGATGCACTATCTCGGCATAAGGAAGAGTTTCAAAAAAAAGGCTGTGCTGTCTGTGTTTCTGATTCTGAAGGCTTGCGGATTGCTAATGATAGATATTTAATGTCTAGGAGATTTGAGAGACAACCATTTATCCCGGATTTTGAAGTAGTGACGGATTGGAAAGATTTGCAGAGAAAAATGAAAAGATTGGGTCATCCAGAAAAGAACGTTGTAATAAAGCCATTCGTAAGTCATGGGAGTATTGGACTGAAGATAGTCAATGAGAGGATCGATCTCTACGAACAATATAGAAATGAGAAACCGTATTCGATAATCGTCAATGCCCAGATTCTAAAGCAGATATTTAGAGGCAGGGAATTCAATGATCTCCTTCTACAGGAATACCTGCCGGGACAGGAATGGGAAGTTGATTTATTGTTGGATCCCACGACTCATAAATTCATAGCTGGCGGATTGAGAGAGGAGAGCGAAGTAATATTAAGTGCTGCAGATCGAGTGACGTTTGCAGAGCATCCGGCAATTCTTGACATTGGAAAACAGATGGCAGAAGAATTAAGGCTCAGCTATGCAATAAACTTGAGCATCAAGCTAGCAGAGGATGGCACTCCAAAAGTAACAGAGATAAATCCCCGGCTTGGTGCGGGGATGTTTCTGCCGATTTGCGTTGGGTTGAATTTCCCCCTCTGGTCTGTATATCTTGCGCTGGGTAAAAAATTCAGGATCCCTAAACTCAAAAAAGGATTGCGTAAATATACATATAGAGGATTTTTGATCGTAGACGAAAGTGGCAAGATCGTTAATCGCGGGGTGGTATGAGTAATAAAAAACCAAATATAGTCGTCGTGGGTTGTGGATATTGGGGGCAGAATCTAATCCGTGTTTTATCAAACTTGAAAACTTTATATGGTACATATGATATTGACTCTGAAAAAGATGACAAATCTTTCGATAGCTATGAAGCGGTATTAGAGAATAAAAAGGTCGATGCCGTTGTTATTTCTACACCGGTAATGACACATTATGAATTAACAAAAAAAGCATTATCGGCCAACAAGGATGTATTTGTCGAAAAACCACTGGCCATGAATTACGAGGAAGGCAAGGAGCTTGTTGAGCATGCAAATAATAAAGGGCGGATTCTCATGGTCGGGCATCTTCTTCTATATCATCCTGCGATAGATATTTTACAGGCAATGATTTCCAAGGGTGAGCTCGGCAAAATCAATTATATCTATTCGAATAGACTGAATTTAGGTAAACTCCGAACAGAAGAGAATGTCTTTCAGAGTTTTGCTCCACATGATATATCGGTTATTCTCAGCCTGGTTGGGGAGGAGCCAAGTGTGGTGACTTATCATGAGGGTGCATTCATAAACAAAAACATCAGTGATATGACTATAACTTTCATGGAATTTCCCTGCGGTACTAAAGCTCATATATTTGTAAGTTGGTTGCATCCGTATAAAGAGCAAAGGCTTGTTGTCGTAGGGACTAAAGCAATGGCTGTCTTTGATGATCGATCGGCTGAAAAATTACGTATCTATCCACATAAAATTATATGGGAAAGAGGGAAGAATCCAGTTGCAGAAAAAGCCGCTGAATATAAACTTGCTCCTGAGCTTTTGGGTAAACATCTAGAACCATTGAAAATAGAATGCCAGCATTTCATCACATGCATAAAAACAAGGAATTTGCCCAGAACGGATGGAAAGCAGGCTTTGGCTGTGCTGAAAATATTAGACAGATGCCATGAATCAAGTCCCGATTATTACGTGCATAAAAGCTCGTTTATAGACGATGGTGTGAGAATAGGAAAAAAAACAAAGATTTGGCACTTCTCTCACATCCTAAGAGGCTCTGTAATCGGCGATAATTGTAATATCGGCCAGAATGTGATGATCGGACCGGATGTAAAAGTAGGAAATAATGTCAAAATACAGAATAATGTCTCTATTTATGATGGCGTAACGCTCGAGGATGATGTCTTTTGCGGTCCCTCATGTGTTTTTACTAATGTGATCAATCCTAGAAGTCATATAAATCGTAAAGATGAATTCAAGAAAACACTTATAAAACGGGGCGCGACGATAGGTGCAAACGCTACGATTTTGTGTGGAGTTACTATAGGGGAATATGCCTTTATTGGAGCTGGATCGGTTGTCACGAAAGATGTTTTAGCTTATACTTTAGCTGTTGGTGTGCCTGCAAAAGAAATAAAGACGGTAAACAAAAATGGAGTGAGCAATGAGTTATGACAGCTTGCTGATAAATACAGGCTCACTGGTTGAGTATGTGAAGGATAAATGGGGTAAGAAAACCTCTGAGAATGTGACTGCCGGTGTTGCATGTCGCATCATGGAGGGATTTCGAAAAATAACCGACGAGAAGGGAGAAGAGCGGATAAGCTCGGCAAAAGTGTTTTTCAAGCCGAGCGAAACTGTAGGGACACATCTATATTTCCGCTATGGAGGCATTGATCGTGGTATAATAAAAGTATTGAAGCCACAGGATTCTGTAGGTCTTCATCATATTGAGGCATATTTGGTATAGGAAAATGGCAAAAAAAGAGACCGGATTCTATCTGGACACATCAAAATTCCTTGCTGGATTAGATCGTGGTGATAAGCGATTTAAGGATTCTGCCGCTGACGGCCTGTTCCTTGAGGGAGCAAAAGTCATTAAAAATGCGATAGAAGAAAAACCAAGGGCGCCACATCTTGAAGGTCATCTCTGCAGATCACAGCGAGTTAAAAAAGTGGAAATCAAGAAAGATGCGCTTACTCTCTATGTGGGATTCAATGTGCCATATGCAGCTAAGCTACACGAGGCTTTGAATGTCACAAACTGGACACTTACTGGATCGGGGCCGAAATATTTATCCTCGAAACTTTCAAAACACAAGAATGAGCATATGAGAAATGTAGCGGCATTTATAAAAGGGAAAATGAAATGAGCGATACAATGATATTTGCCGTAGCGCAGTTCATAGAAACTAAATTCGGAGCAACCTGTACTTGGGCAGTCGGGACAAATCTCTTCGCAGGCTATTTGCCTGAGAAGCGGCCTGATGGAACGGATATGCCTATACGCTGTGCTGTCATCCTTGAGCATGATCCGGGAGCACTTGTACCAGATCTTCCAGATTGGGCAGAAGCACCATTCCAGTTCTGGAATCGTGGTGAGGATTATGAAGAAGCGCATAAGGATGCATGGTGTATCTTCAACTCGCTTCACGGTACGGCAGGCTGGACACTCCCGGTCATTGCTGGATGGGCTGGCTCACATACATATGATGCGATGGTCATTAATGCTTTTGCTAAACCTGCGCCAATAGAGAATCCCGATGAGCGTGGAAGATTTATTTTTTCAACGAATTATTTATTCTCCGTAGGAAACGCATAGTTGTAAAGATTGCTTAAAATAAGTTAATATATAATCTCGGGGGAGATGGGATGTCAATTTGCAGCTAAAGATTGCGACCATCAAAGATTATTTCATCAGGTTGAGGTTTACGATTAGAACCATGAAGACGAGAATGTACCGAATGCCCTTTAAGTGCCATGAGGTTTTCAGGACGATTGTCATCTGGAATGCCGTTTATATGATGAGAAATTTCATCAGGTTTAAGAAAGCGTTTGATCTGCTCCTCGATTACAAGTCGATGCTCAAGAACATAATTGTTTGGATTTCTATATGGATGATAAGGAGACCATATCATAAAGTAATTACCACTCTTTTTTCTTCCACCTTTCCAGCGAGGATGATTTGGGCCGCGATAAAGACCTTTTTTAGCAAGGCTCATTTTAAGTCGTTGATCTTTCGGTACGATTCGGCCTTTAAGAGGATGGGGCTTTCCTTCTTCTCGAAGTTTCTGATTGTACAAAAGGTGTGCTTGTCGAATTTTTTCCTTTGTTTGTTTAGAAAGCCTGTATCCTTGATTGGGTGCAATACCACCCCTTTCATAATAATCAAGTGCAGCTTTCTTCATTTTCTCTTTAATTTCAGGCGTTCTTTCATAAGTTTTTCTTTTCATAATACTAATATTGTACCATGCTTTTATTTCTTTTGCAATAGTTCTAAACTATTGAAAATAAATTTCTTAATAGGAGGCGAATATGCCACAGTTGCCTTTTCGTGATAAAGGCCCAGTACAGGTCATTTGGGATTATGACGGAACTCCCCTCATATTAAATCCGACACTCGGAGCCTCGTTATTGAGACTGACCGACAGTGTGAGTGATGTGCAAGAAGAGGAATGGGGTGATACACCTGTCGATGCTGTATTCATGGGTACGGTCTGTGAACTTGATATTCCGATGGCACGAAGTACTATGCTCCAGCTTGAAACGCTGCTCGCAAATGCCGGAGTTGTTAATTTTGCTGCGGATCAAACGAAATTCAAAGTGAAAGCCGGATGTTCTATGTATGAAAATGCACAGGATATCGTACTAAAACCGCTGTGCGATAATGTCGCATCTACCGATGAAACGGAATGGATCCAGATTTACAAATGTCATCCGTATCGTGAATTCGAACTCGGATTTGATCGTGAGGGTCAGCGCATGCATATGGTCAAATTCAAAGTATTTCCGAACATGACAAGTGGATACGAAGGTGAACTCTATCAAGTTGGAATGGCACCGTAATGAGCAAGAAAATACTCGAATTAAGCACAAAGAAAAGTCTTTACAAGCCGCTCTTAATCAAGGTTGATGGTGTAGAGTATAAAAGTGGAATGATAACAGCAGATCTGTTTGAGACGATCGACAAGCTAGACAAGAAAGCAAAAAAAGGTGATATTACGGCAATCGCAAAACAATTAAAACTTATATTCGGGGTACCAATGGAAATCGCAAAGAAAGTTGACCTCAGAGATATGAGTTTTGATGCACTTACCCTATTAACCGACGCAATGCTGAAGCCTGAGAAAATTGAGAAAGAACAGCAGGGAGAATCAAAAAATGGCACAAGGCCTGGAGAGAAAGGATTGGTAAAATCGCCCCCGAACTCCCAGGCACATCGATCCAAGAGCTTATCAATTTAGATTTACGTGACCTGATTTTTCTTGAGCGTAAAGTCGACATAAAACTATTGACGAGAAAGCTAATTCTTATTAGCGCATCTAGGCTTGCTCAGGATACGGGCCATGCTTGTAGTGATGAGATAACTCGACTCACTTGGCAGATAGAAGAACTGGAGGAAACGGAGAATTAAGATGGCTAGTGGTTTCCAAGCTGGTGCAATAGTTGGTTCATTAGTCCTCGATAAGACTAAATGGACTCAATCTGTTACTGGAGCCAAAAAGGACACGAAAAGCCTGACGGGCATGTCTGACAAGATGTCTGCGGGATTCAAGAAAGCTGGAAAAGCGATGACGATCGCTGGTGCTGCAATAGTTGGAACACTCGGCACAATGGTGAAAAAATATGTAGAAACGGGAGACTGGATTGACAAAATGTCGAAACGTACGGGCTTCGCCGCTACAACCCTTTCAGAACTTGCCTATGCTGCTAATATATCTGGTGCTAGCCTTGATGATGTAGAGAAAGGCGTCAAACGCATGTCTAAAACTATTGTAGATGCTGGTGATGGCATGGCAACTTATGTTAGAGCCTTTGATCGCCTGGGCCTTAAAGTTGAGGACATTGAAAAATTAGGCATTGAAGAGCAGTTTTCTACGATAGCAAAAGCGATTGCAGAGGTTGAGAGTCCGACAATCAGAGCAGCGGCAGCTCAGGATATATTTGGACGAGCCGGTACGAAATTACTACCATTATTCGCAGAAGGTGAAAAAGGATTGGAGGCGCTTTCAAGGGAGGCCCATGAGTTAGGGATCATATTCGATAAAGAAGCGGCTGCGAAAGCAGCGAAACTCAAAGATGCACAGACCGCATTAAAAGAATCATTCAAAGGATTGGGGTTTACATTGTCTGAGTCCCTCGTTCCAGTACTTACAAAACTTGTTGATAAAGTTACAGAAGTCATGAAAAAAGTGATCGCCTGGGTAAAAGAAAACCCGAAACTTACAGAGACAATTGTTAAAATCACGGGTGGAGTAGGTGCACTCATGCTTGCACTTGGACCTTTGGCTGTAATGCTCCCTGGTCTCATAAAAATGTTCGGAGCGCTTACAGGCCCGATCGGACTCGTATCAGCAGCACTTGTTATCCTTGGCGCCAAAGCGATTCAGGCGGGAAAAGATTTTAAAACCTCTATGGATTTATATCAAAAAGAATCAGATCTGACCGGCAAAAAAGTAGGCTGGCTTGAAAAAATACTTCAGAGCGGTCGAGCTGCTTGGGATAAACTCTCATATGGTGTTGATACTAACAAAATCGCCCTGCAAGCCTATAATGAACAACAGAGAAAAGCCCAGGGTGTAATGTCGATTGTTACTGGGACATCTAAAATATTGAGTGGGGGAGTGAAATTTTTGAGCGATAAATGGCAGGAGCTTGCTGATATTTTGCCAGGGGCTGAAGAAGGAACGGGGGGGGTCAATGAAAAGATAAAATATACGGTTGAGATTGCAGAAACAGCAGCGCAAAATATAGGAATTCTCACAAGCTCGATGGGAGAATTTGCATTTAAAACAGTAAGCACACAAAAAGTTCTGGAAAACCTAAAACCGGCAGTAACAGAAGTTTTTGCAGAGGCTATTCCTCCGGCCAGAGATTTCGGGCATGTTTTAGATCAGGTCCCCATAAAACTTAAAGACATGGAGAGGACGAGTGAAGAAACTGGGACGGCAATTGTCCAAAAAACAGGAGAAATAAAATCAATCTGGACAGAAGTTTCTACCATTTTAAGTGATACGGCGAGAAAATGGGGAGATATGTTCGTTGAAACATTGGGAATCGCCGAAGCTTTCACATATCAGATGAAGGAATTTGATAATAGTTATTGGCAAAATGCCATAATGAATGCAACAGAAGGATATGACAAGAAAAAACAATTTCTAGAAGATTCACTAGAAGATCAAGAGGGGTATTATACGAGCATTATTGATAATGCCAACAAAGATTATGAACAAAAAAAGAAACATATTGAGGCAAGCGTAAAAGATGAAGAAGAGAAAATGAAGCTATTAGATCAATTAGAAATTAAGCACCAACTGGACTTAGAGAAATATCGGACAGATCAAAAGGTGAAGGAAGAGACGTTAAGAACGGATCTGGTCAAACTCGAAGAAGATTACCAGGGGGAAATAGATCAATTAAAAAAAGACGAAGCAATAGCAATGGAAGAGCATCGTAAAGATGAACTAGAGAAACAAGAATCATTCTGGAATACAACAAAAGGTATAATTGGTACGGTTTTAGAAGACATAGTAAAAATGTGGCTCACAAAATTTATTGGCAAGATTCTTACTGGGACTTCTGGCTTAGTTGAAACGATTGGAGGTGCAGCGAAAGATGTTGTGAGCGGTTTTAAAAGCATTGCAAAAAGCGTTGGCACAGGAGTAACGCAAATCGGCGGTGGATTGCTTGGAAGCGTAATCGGTGGTGGCGTCGCGGGCCTTGTATCTGGATTAATGACTAAAGGCGGTGGGATTGACACAACGGATAAATGGCATTTCAAGCATATTTGGCTAAACACAAATGCTCTCCCACCTATGGAAGGTGCAATATATGATATCCGCAACTGGACAAAGCAGACCGCTATTCAGACAGAAGGAGTACCGAAAAAACTAGACCTAGCAAATAGATGGCTAGATAAAATTGCGGGATCACTAAAAAAAATGTCTGGCGTAAGTGCTCAGTCAGGCCTTGATATGGCTATAACCAAACCGACGATGATAATGACACATCCTGGTGAACATGCAACAATAACACCAGCTAATCAAGTGAGGCATGGTGATATGTCATTTGCGTTCAATATCACGGCAGGTGATAGCAGAGATATGGAGCGCTGGTTGAGAGATAAGGGTGCAAGGATGATTGAGGACATAGTGCGTCAGAATCTCGGAGGTAATGCCGAACGTATGGAAGCAAACTTGGCCAGATATAGGAGGCGTTAAGAAGATGGCAAAATTTGGGTATTTTCCTTTAACGGACGATCTTATAGCGCCCTCTACGACGACTGTTACGGTTGTCACAGCCGATGCTGATTACCCAGCATCAAAACTACAAAATATCTCAATGGCCGATACGGCACGTGCCTCCGATCCTCCGGCTGCAATAGTGAGAGTGCGGATAGATTTAGGTGCTGTTGTGGGGGCAAAAAATCTGCGTGCATGGTTTTTTCTTAATCATAATATTTCAAGTGGGAATTGGAATGTTCACCGGACAAATGCGGCTTGGGCTTCTGCGGAGTCACAGGTCATTACATATAGAGACCTTGATGCATGGCGTCTCTGTAATTCCTGGGGTGCTGCTTCTCGTTATTGGGAGGTGGAGTTTCCGGCTGCCTGTGTTTACAAGGACACGGGCGCATTCTGGGAAATGGGTAAAATCGTTGCCGGGCTTGACATTACGAAATTCTCATTCAATTTTAAACCAGGGCTTGAAAGAGGGTATGCCTTTGAGGTTATTCATAATGTCACGGAATACGGTGTCGAATGGACGCATCTAAAACAAAAGGGTGTTGAGTCTATCGGTCTCAACTGGCGTGCCGTGATTGCCGCTCCTGCAACAATGCTGACAGAGATCAAGGCTTTTATCTATGCGACCTCTGGTGGTATGTATCCATGTGTGTTGTTGCCAGATCCAGATACTGCGGAACTTTATTATATGCGGAATGTGGATAGAATCAATTGGCGCGAAGTGAGTGTGAGGGCACTGCTTGAGAATTGTCGAATGGATTTTAAAGAAGAAGCACGCGGCAAGGTACAATTGGGATGAGCTGGATAACAGAATCGGAGAAATATGCAAACAGCCCGGAGGCTCTTGTCGAGATACAATTTGATCCAGAGAGTGAGGGGGATCTAAGAAAATATGCCTGTGAATATGTCAGACCGACAGACGACACGCCATATAAAGGCAATGTTCTGGGATTGCCGAGGATTTATCAATCTGTCGGCGATATACGCCGATCATTTGAGATGTCCAGAATTGAGGTTGTCTTTTCAGATGCGGATTATGAATTTCGTACTCTAATCGATACGCAGGGCATAAAGAATGTTGATGTTTTGATTAGGGTATCATTTGTAAACGAATCACTTGCAACTCAGTCACTTGTGCTTTTTACCGGAAAGCTCTACGACTGGGAGGTGCTTGATGGTCTGCGGTTTAAAGTGATTTGTGAGCAGAATCTACCGAATATCGATAATTTCTATCCAAGCAAACGGGTAGAACTGACTGATTATCCGAATTGTCATTCAACAGCTCCTGGCTGGATCATTCCCATCCCGTATGGTGAAATCAGTTCAATTGGATTAAGTGCTAAAGGTGCCTACGGTCATCCATCTCTTGGCTCCGGGGGTGCCGGTACTGGATTGCCTTTCATCGACGATACGGTTGATTCCGAACAGCATTTAGTTGGATTGCAGACGGGTGCAATAACTGTTGCAACGGTATATAAAAATGGGGTCGCACAAACCGCAGGTGTTGGTAATGATTACCAGATCTCTACACAAGTAATTGACGGTTTCACTCATACCGAAATACATTGGGAGGCAGGGAATAGACCGACCGAAACCGATCTAATAAGTGCTGATATTTCTTTTCTTGACGGTGGTCAGCCGTGGGGTCCGGTAGATGCAATTCATAATTTCTTGACAAATTTCGTTGGATGGGTAAGTTTCAACGCAGCGGCCCTTGCTGCAGCTCAAACACTAGAGGCAACACGTAGCTATAGATTTGATGGAGTACTCTGGGAAGCGAAAAAGACTTTGCGCACTATCCTCGATGATTGGCGAAGTGAGATAGAGCTTGATATCTTTGCAAATAAAGATGGTGAAATTGTCTTCAAATATTTGAGTGCGCTTTTTGCAGCACCGAATGAATATAGCGATGTTTTGAATATACTCCAGCCATTTGAATCAAGAACTATGGTGGAGGAGCTACTAAATCGTCTGAAATACGGATACAATTTCAATTATTCACAGTCATATTATTATAACTATTCGACAAGAAATGATGTTGACAGCCAGACGAAACATGGTGGTATCTATGAGGGCGAATTTCAGGGATTCCGATGGATACGCAATGCAGCGATGGCAACCGATATTACAGCACGTAAAATAATGAGATTCAAAAATCCGCCTGTATTTGTAAATCTGCCGTTCCCGCTAAAAACATTCACAGAGGACCTTGCTGATGTAGTAGGGGTCAGTCATTTCCAGGGCGATAGTGCAGATGGGTATGTTAATAAGCGTTTCCAGATACGAGCGACAGATTATGACCTTGACAGATATGTCAATACAATGTTACTGGAGGACGTTTCAGCGTTCATTGGTCAAGCATGTCTTTTGGGTGATGAGACAGTATTGCCAGCTACATGGCCATTGGCAGTAGGTGCACAGCGTGATTATTGCTATCTCTGCAATGATGCTACGGGAAAGTTCTCCGACGGTGAGCCTGGAAAACGATTATACGATTGAGGGGAGGATTCATTATGATAAAAATAGAGCTAATGACCTGGGCATTAAAAAAGTTTGACGAGACTGAAAGCGGTGATCTCTTCACTATGCGTGAGGAAGTGGTGCCAGACCCACAGACAAAGAGACCTATGAAACAGATAACGCTGTTCGTCAAAAAACGCAAGGGCATAAAACAGGAATGGCTCAAGCGGAAAACCTTCAAAACATGGACAGAGGAGTTGAAAGCAATCGTGGGTGAAAATGAACTGTTGAAGATATTCTCAACCGAAGGTAATGAAATGCAGTATGCTGGTGGTATGCTGAAAGAAACGAATAAACCTGCTGAATACCAGAATCTTGAATTAAATAAATATAATTATCAATTCCAGATCGTAATCTGGAAACTGTATTGAGGAGACGGTGATGGATAAGAAAACATTCGAAGAGCTTGTTTTTCAAAATGGCATACGGCTGGGGGATAGCCCTTATGACCCAACAAAATTGACGATTGATGTCGGTACTGATGCCGCTCCCGATGATCTCTTTTCCTCTGCTACGTATAATAAAATCAAAAATCACTGGATAGGTGGAACTTGTACGGATCCTCAGAATGGTATGATTCAGAGTATCGTTGCAGGCAGTAAACTCCAGCATCGGGCAGGCGGGGCATGGGAGGAGATATTGCAGGCAACGAGAAGCGCTGATGTGAGCCCCCTCTTCGATCACCTCGGACTCGGCGGGGCTGCCGTTGATGCCGACATTGGGATTAATTTCGGCGAACTTATGACTGATGCTGATAATAGTATAAAGGTAGGAATCTATTCATATCTGCAAGTAAAAAAGACAGCAGCAGCTATGACAAGTTATGCAGTGAGTTTATCTGGAATAACTTATCTAGATGCTACAAATACGCAGAATTGGACAAATGCAATAGGATTACGAGGTATAGGAACTAATATAATAACTGAGCTTGGATCAACAGGAACAATAACTGGAGTGGCTTCAATTTTAACATCAGCTACTATTGCTGATGCTGCGACAGTAACTAATTTCTACGGATTATATATACAAACTCCAACCGTAGCTGGCAACAAGGTGACGAATGAGTACGGAATTTACATTGCCGACCAGAATACAGGCCAGACCCTGAATTATGCTATCTACACAAATGCCGGAGTAGTACGGTTTGGGGATATTGTATTTATAAATGAGATAGCAAATACGGGAATGACAATCGGGCTTACGATAAACCAGGGAGCGGCAGACAATGAGATTATAGCCCTTAAATCGAGCGATGTTGGTCACGGAGTGACAGATGTAACCGAAACTGATACTTATGGATTTATAAGAAAATGGGAAGGAGATCCTGGTGGATTGTATATAGCTGGATTAACCGAGACCTTAATAGGTGTAGATATAACAGGGATAGCGACAACGGCTGAAACAGGTAAGACAACTGGGGACAGTGCGGTGGTACAAATTAGGGTTTTTCAAAAATCTGGTACATCAGTAGCCGAAGTTGATGCAGATGGAAATTTATTAGCAATTTTATCAGGAGCTACAACAAAGTTTATTTTCGATAAAGAGGCGGAGCTTTTCCAACTTGGGACAGGTGCAAGACACTTCATAAACGAGACGGCCAATGCCAATATGACAGTAGGGCTTACGATAAACCAGGGAGCGGCGGATGATGAAATCCTGGCATTCAAATCATCTGATGTAGCACATGGAGTTACTACGATAACTGAAACTGATACTTATGCGCTTGTTAGAAAATATGATGGTGATTCGGGTGGACTTGAAATGCATGGGCTTTCTGATGGAACTACCATTGGAATACAGATAATTGCTCATGCACCCAATGTTGATACAACAAAAGACACTTCTGCAATTGGTACTTTTGTGGCAGGGAGCCGGAAAATAAGCGGGACTGGTTATACTGATTTTGATGCTGATTCGAATATATTTGTATGGAGAATTTCAAGAAATGCCGGACTCGAAACGGTAGCTCTAATTGATGAGGATGGTGATTTCTATTACGATGGAGCATTGCAGAATTATGATGAATATGAGGATGCCGTAGTCTGTCACGATTTAGCGCAACTTCTTTCTGGAGGTTTGGATAAAACACTCAGACACAATGAAGGTGAATTTGTTAAGCTCGGAATATTAGGCGCCCCATTAAAAGATGGAGGGCTTGTGAGTCACAAACGGATGACTGCCTTACAGCTCGGAGCGATAGGTCAACTTTATAAGGAGAAAGAAATACTAATAGAAAGAATCAATGCTATTGAGAAAAAACTAAGCCTATTAGAATCATAAGATTTATGCTATAATGCAACCTTGGGGAGGACAGAATGAAAATTAATCTCGACCATGCCTTTAAGACTATCAAGGGAAAAACACTGACTCAGCCATCACAAGAGCAAAGGGTGGCAGCACTTGAGGCACAGCTAAAAAATCATAATATTCCACTTCCACAGGTTCCGGCAACCGAAGATATGACTTTGAGAGAAGTGTGCCTTGCAGCACTCCAGGCAAATTTTGATGATGAAAAAAACCTAAGTGCAACGGAAAAGGTGGCTCGGTACTCACTGGCTACCGATATTTTCAAAGCAAAGGACAGCATTGAGCTTGCCTCAGAGGAGATCACGTTGCTCAAAAAGCTCATAGGTAAAGGATTTACCGTGCTGATTGTTGGCCAGGCATATGAATTGCTTGATCCTAAAATAGAGAAACAATAAAAAAAAGCCCCCGATCTTGTGAGACCGAGGGCTTCTTTCCTTAGAGCGATTATCCGTTTATGTGCGTGGTGATATCCTCCCCTGTCCTTGAGTCAAAATATCGGACACAACCACAAAATGTGCATTCATAAGCCAATGCGCCTGCTTCACAAAGCTCCTCTAGTGGCTCTAACTCCTGTCCCTGACACTCCGAACAATGGCATCGCGGGATGAAGTCGGGGTCAGCAAGAGTGATTCTGATAGGTATTGTTATCTGCTTTTGTATGTTCATTTGTAATACTGCTCCCTCCGTCGATCTTCTTTCTCTCGACGACCTTTCATCTTCACTTTCTGTTGAATCCTGAGTAACCGCTTTTGCTTTTCGTCTAACACGGCAACCCTTTCCTTTACCTCATTCTTGGGAGTACTGAGGACATATGTTAAGCCATAATGTCCCATGAATCCCTTTGATTCTGTCATAGAAACCTCCTCCTATTTATTTAAATTCTGAATAAAGTTTATAGGCTCGTTTTATTGCATCCTTTTTCTTTTTGTGTTCTATGGCACGTTTAACATTCCAGCCATCATTGACAGGCCAGTAAATCCAGGAGACATATTTACCATTTTTGTTTTTAGTAGATGAATAACAAAAGAGCCACTTTTTATAAGATGGTTTCCTTTTAAATCGTTTCCAATATTTGGATTTGAGTCCATCCGGAAAAGCAAATTTGCGCGGTGTAAATACATCAGGATCAATTACACCCTTATCAACCAGATTTGAAAATGCCTGTTGAACGACTTGATTAATATTACGGTTGAGTTTCCTCAATCCTTCTTTTTCTTTTTCATCCATGTTCTTACCCCCTTATTTATTTTGTTCCTCTAAAAACCTCCTCCTCAAAACCTCGAAATGATTCTTCAGCCACCAATCTGCCTCCATTCCCAAATGAGCCAATCGATCCGATGGACGTCCTTTCCGTATGAGAAGTAAAGTTTTTACATCTTGGGAAGAACATTTGCCGGGATCAAGATTAACAATGATATCAACCTGTTTATATGGATCGTCTTGTGTTTTTAATAATTTTCGTCTTAACATTTCTTTCTTCCCTTATTTTGATTCAAAATGCTTGAAAATTTTCTCTGTAAAAACATATGCCGGGGACGATCCCCCACAATGCTCATGGATTTCAGCAAGTGCAATTTGCTTTGCTGATTCCAAATCACCCTTCCATATTCTAGGATTCCATCCACCTAAAAGATACTCAACCGTAATTTTTCTCATATTTCCCTCTCCTTTTTTTCTCTTTGAATGGCCGTCTCCCATTGGCGTGCATCGATATGATCTCCGTTTTGATCTGCCTGCCTTATAGCTGCCTGGCAATCATAGGGATGTTGCCGGAGATACGTTATAGCCTGCTGGATTTTTTTTTCGTCGATTGTCATTTCATTCATTTCTCTCTCCTTTTTTTCTCTCTCATTGTGTTTCATACTTATAATATAAACCTTTTATACAACGTTTGTCAAGTGTTTTTTATAAATAAATTAAAATAATTTTTTATTGAATTTTTATTGAATTTTTGTTATAATGATTTTGACTGGAGGTAAAAAATGAACTCAACTGATTTAATTCAAGAGCTGAGAGACATCAAAGAACGTGAAGATATTAGTTATGAGAATATCGCCCGGGAACTTGGCGTAACACAGCAATCGGTCAGAAATTGGATGATAGGCGGTAGGCGACCCATGCCCGTAATGCGTAAGATTATCCGAGAATTCATCGGTCGGCATGAAGAAAAATGAGCAAGCCTATTGATATTACAGATAAAGTTATATTTGGATTAAATGATAATGAATGCCTGGAACTTAAAAAATGTGCATGTGGTAAAAAATTTGGCTGGTGGGAATTTATATTAGGTATGGACTCAGATTCAGGCTATCCGAAAGAATGCCCGAATTGTGGAAGGAAGATGTGGTTTTCTGTGGAAATAAGAGTTTATGAGGAGGGTAAATGAGCAGTGTCAATTACAAAATATCATTCAATGTATATGATTCATCATTCATTAAGATTGGGGAGGTTGAGATTACTATCGATGGTATCTTGGCGGAGATTGAGAAGGATTTGCCAGAAATCAAAAAAGCTATGAATTCAATTAAAAAAGAGATTAAAGACACGGTTGAGGACAAATGACCGGTGTCAAAATGAACAAGCCAATAACAGGGATTGAAAGCCTCACTATGAATGAACTGAAAGTGTTGAAGCTCGTTGCGGAAGGTCTAGATAATGAGGATATTGCGGAATCATTAAATGTCAAAACAAGTTCAGTACCGACATATCTCAGGAACATTTACCAGAAATTAGGCTTTGAAGGTGGTTATGGCAAGCGGGCTAAATTCGTTGAATATACGAGAAAAGAATTGGGTATTAAATAAATGAAGAATGGGGTTGACAATTGTATTTGAATCATATATCATTTCATTATATGAATCATATTAAGCATCTTATTATCTCAGGTAAAAACAAGGAGAATCAATACAATGAACCTCGATATTTTAAAAGCACGTCTTAAAGGCTCTCAGTTTAAAAAAATGTTAAAAAAGAAAAATGTCTCAAAATACAGGCTTGCCAAAGATTTGAATATTTCTCAAAGGACTTTATATTATTGGCAAAGGGAGACAATTGAACCATCTGATGAATTGGCAGTTAAGGTTGGCAGATATTTAGGGCTTATCGGAGATAGGGAAACTGAAAAACTTGAATTAAAAAAAGAACTTAAAGCACTTGGGGAGAGAATTCAAAGACTAGAATAAAAAGAGAATCAAATGAAAATCCAAATCACCATACCTGACAATGCAATAAAAGATGTTACCGAATACTGCAAAATTCATGGGATTGATCTGCACGGTAGGATGCAGATTGAGCTTGACAAATTTGTCGCTAATGCGTTGTGGCACATGAGACGACGGAGGCAGATTGAAAGGGAGATTATCAATGTTAGGTGAAATACCTTTCCATGTATTTTGGATATTGGGCATTATGGCAGGACTAGTTGGATGGATCTTTTATATTTTACTTACAGAGTTTTTAAAGGGAGGGGATGAATGATTGAAGTCAAAAACAGATATAACGGTAAGGTTATTTTTAGGAGTAAAAAGAAAACTATAAAAGAGGCGATTGAATTGAAAGTGAAAAATAATACTAATCTTTGGGCTGCTAATCTTCGGAGTGCCAACCTTCAAGATGCCAATCTTCGGAGTGCCAACCTTCAGGCTGCCGATCTTTGGGGTGCCGATCTTTGGGGTGCCAATCTTCGGGGTGCCGATCTTTGGGGTGCCAATCTTCTGTTTGCCGATCTTCGGTATGCCGATCTTCGGGTCAAAATACCACCAAGTATTTCGCATAATTTCATCTCGGAAATACTATACAGAGAAGCTAAAACAGAGGCACAGTTAGATTTTTCTTGTCGTGTTGGGCGGCAATTAGATCAATGTTGGGAATACTTTATTGATTTAGCCAGGAAGAAACGAGTCTTGAAATGGGCGAAAGAAATATTATTTCAATGGGATGAATTTAGAGAGATATCAAAACAAGAGGGAGGGGACGAATGAGTAAGTCAGAGAAAAACGAATTTGGAGAATTAGTCCAAAAATGCCCATATTATAACGGTAGGGGAAAATGTGCTTTTTCGGGACAATCAAAATGTATCCATGATAAAGGGATGGTGCCATTTCCATTTATTTGTGGTGTTGAAGAACGGATGGAAAATGAGGCCATGTTTGGAGGGGATGAGTAATGCTAATGTCAGAAAAAAAATATTCTGATGAAAATTATAAGCGGTTCATAAAATTCTGTAACGATCTAAAAGAGATTTATGAGTTAGGCAAGGAAGCAGCCAAAGAAAATTATAGCAAGGGCTATTACGCAGGGGGGCTTCGTGTTCTTTTGCGTATCGCTAACCAACTAAAAAATTTTCCAATAAAGGGAGGGGATAAATGAAGATAATATCAATTTCTCTTGAAAGTTGGCTAAATGATTTACTCACTATAAGAGCAAAAAATGATGATGTGTCAAAGAGTCATGTCATACGGACTCTAGTAAAGGATTCGCTTGTACGTACCCCACAGAAAAGATCTCTGGATATCGGTTATTACAATGATTCAGAAGGTCTTTTGCGATCTATTAAATAAAATAAGGGAGGAGGAAAATGAAAGACAAAATTCAGAAAACTAGCAACGGCAAAAAGGTTGCCTTGACTGCTGACTTTGGTACGTTTTTTATCCGTATCAATGAAAATGAGATCATGAAACCCGTCAAGGCAGACATGACACTCTATGAAAAAATGGGACACTTCTTCAAAATGCGTGACGATTTCCCCATTTCTTACCCAGGATATAAGCACCTCAACAAAGTTGCATCCGTGAATATCGTTACACCACAGAAAGTGATGATCGATGAGCGAGAACGGTTGAATCCCCACATCGAACGGAACCCCAAGACAAAGATGATCGAGACGGTTGCTATCCGCAAGATCGGAATCGGTTACAGTCCCGCCGGTAATATTACGGTTATAGACAAGACCCTTTTTTACAACCTGTATGCCTACTTCATCGAATCTATACAGGCAAAGATGAAGAAGGAAGAATGGAAGTGGGACAAAAACGAAAAGAAAAGTAAACCCACGGGTAAAAAGCTGCATCCTGATTGCGCTGTTATAGGTACAGAAAATGAGAAGCCGGAAAAGGAAGGGAGTTGGGCGTTTTTTGAGACTATTTCACCACTCGGGTTATGGATTAACCATGAGGACTCGGCAATCATCGACTGTTTGAATGAACATACTCAACGTCAGAAATTCGGAGACCGCATTGCACAGACGATCGTAGAACGTAATATTCTCAAGGATCATCCGGCTATCGGGATTGATAAAGTCTATCCAACGGACAGCCAGGCAGGACGAAAAGCGACCGTGACCGTCTATGGATATCGCCATGAGTTTGGTTATGCTCAAGTCAATAACATCCTGGCACAGGCTGAAAAGGGAGGGGAGGCAATTGATGTCAAGGCTGAAATCATAGATGGGGTTGACTTGGAAGAAGAGGAAAAAGTTATTGAGGAAGTTGAGAAAGAGGATAAAGGGACGAAAAAAGCGAAAAAAGAGAAGACTCCTGCCGAAATGAGTGAGCCTCCAGAAGATTACAGTTTAAAACAGGAAGGCCAGGGAGAAGAAAATGAATCATCTTGATACACAGCAAGAAACACAAATTACGACTCCAGAGGATATCCTTTTTTCAGAATTGTCTAATATTGCTGCTGAGATAAGTACAAAATTGGATGCAGCGCGCCCCCCTTGGCAATCCTATGATCACAGTCAATATAATTGGGCCTCCGAGATTCACCATCCCTGTCTCAAGCATTTAGTCCATTGCAGGGTTGATTGGGAAAAAAAGCAGGGGATTGATATCGAGGGACGCTGGAGAGTTGATGAGGGCTCTAGGATAGAATGGGAAGTCAAGAAATGGTTAGGTGATATCGGCTATGAGGTTGAAGAGTCACAGAAGAGATTCCGGTCGGATGATGTTGAAGAGTATAGCGACCTGAAAATATCTGGAAAGATCGATGGTATTATTCCTTTAAATCGGAAGCTCCCTGAGCCCTTCTCACACCTAAAGGGAATAAAAGCTGAGATCAAAACCATGAATCCTAATTACTGGCCGTCCACAAAGACGATAGCAGACCTCAAACGACACCCGAAATTCTGGATAAACAAGATCCCGAGTCAGTTAAATACCTATCTTGCACTTTCAAATGATCCCGGGGGACTTCTCATTACGGCTACATTTGGGAAGAGGCCGAGAATCCTCCCCATGCTATTCGATCAGAATCTCTGGGATCACGATCAGGCCAGAGTCAGGAAAGTAAATGCCCATGTTGAGGCCGGGACTTATCCCGAGCCGATTCCTTTCGATGCCACAGTCTGTGGTATGTGTGACTTTAACCATATTTGCACACCTGTCCAGACAACGAAAATGAGTGAAGTTGATCCGATGGATATCTTTATGCTTGAGATGTATCTGGAGATGAAAGAGGCAGCCGATAAATTCAAAGAGATCCACAAGGAATTGATAGGGGATAAGAAAAATCCGGGAAAATATCGAGGCATGGATGCAATCATTGAGGATATAGAAATCAACACTCGCCGGCATATGAGAGGAGTCTATGACATTCCGAAAGAAGAGAAAGAGAAATTCCGGACCGGTGAGAATGAAGTGGTTATAACTACGATCTCCAGGATGGGGAAATAAAGGGAGGAATAAATGGAAAATAAATTATCACTAATTGTCAAAGAAAGTGGCCTTGAAAAAACTAAGGCCCAGATATTGCTTGATAATTTCAGTCGTTATTTCCAGCTTGCTGCCGATTGGGAGAAAAAGGCTAAGACGATTGTCGTTACCGATGAAAGCCAAGTAGCTGAAATGAAAATGGCAAGAACAGGGAGATTGTTCCTCCGTCAAAAACGAATCGCCATCGAAAATACAAGGAAAGAACTCAAAGAGCAGGCTCTACGTGAAGGTAAGGCAATTGATGGAATTGCCAATGTTCTTAAAGCTTTGATTGTTCCTATTGAAGAATACCTGGGGAAACAAGAGAAATTCGTTGAAATCAAGGCAGCTGAGGAAGCCGAGAGAAAAAGAATCGAAGCCGAAAGAAAAGCAGAGGAAGAGCGAATTGCTAAAGAGAAAGCCGAGGCTGAGGAGCGCGAACGAATCAGGAAAGAAAATGAACGACTAAGGAAAGAGGCCGAAGAAAAGGAAAAGGAATTAGCTAGGGAACGAGCAAAAGTTGAGGCTGAGAAAGCCAAGGCAGAGGCTGAGAGGAAGAAGGAAGAAGCCGAACGGATTGCCTATGAGAAAAAAGTCCAGGAAGAAAAGGCTGAAGCTGAACGGAAGATCCTGGCAGAACGAAAAAGGCAAGCCAATATATTAGCAGAACAGAAAGCAAAGGCCGAAGCTGAACGACGTGATTCTGAAGAGAAGCTAAAGAAAGAAAGGGAGGCTGCGGAAAAGGCTGCCTATAAAGAAAAGCAAAGACAGGAAAGGATAATCGAAGAACAAAAACAGAAAGCCCGAAAGGCTGAGGCTGAAAAAGCAGCCTACGAAGCCAGTATGATTGAATGCCCATTTTGTCACAAGTCTTTTAGTTTAAAGGCGGCACAAAATGGAAGTCGGGAACAAAGATTATAAGGGAACAATGAGGGGGTCCAAGCGTCAAGGGAAGATCAAAAGAGTCTTCCCCTCCCTTTTATCCCTCCTTTATTTTTTAGTGGGAGGGGAGTCAATCTTCCCTCCCGCATATCACCTGAGGTGAGAATGAGCCAGTATTCAGTTGTCTATTATCATTGTCCTGAATGTGGGGGAGTCCGGTACAAAAAAAGAGGCAGACCAAAGGACAAAATTTATCAATGTACTCGCTGTGGCTGTCTCCATAATCGAGGGAGAAAGGTCGATATAAAAGGAAATTTAATTAAATGACCTGGAAAACATACTCGATACCCTGGGAAGAATGGAAGAGCTTTTGCCTTGAAAATGATATTGATCCTTATGAGACCGTCGATCTGAGTTTTGAGACAGGCGGAGGGGATGGGTACAC